TAAACAATCCAAACTTAATTTGTGAAGTAGATGAAGAAGGCGAACCAGTGCTTGATGCAAATGGTCGTCCTATTCCTTTGATTGAGATATTTGAAGCAAGCACGTATGAGAATGCACAGAACCTTGCGAATGATTATATCAAGCTGCTAGAAGCTACGTACCGTGGCAAGATGCGTGACAGGTATCTGCTTGGTAAGTGGGTAGCGTTTGATGGCATTGTCTATGACGAGTTTGATGAAAACTTGCATGTAGTCAATCATGACACATTGCTAAAGCACATTGCAACGGAACGTATGCAAGGTGCGCGCATGCGTTTGCTAGAAGGCTATGACTTTGGTGTGACTGCGCCTAGCTGCTACTTGCTTAGTCTAGTAGATAGTCAAGGTAATGTGTTGTTGCTTGATGGTTTCTATAAAGGAAGCATGGGCATACGTACACAATCAGAAGAAATGAAAAGCCTTCGTAGCTTGTATTATCCTGAGCAAGTGTTTCTTGATCCAGAAATGGGCATTAGTCCAATTCTTGCTGATCCTGCAATCTTTAAGAAATCAAATGCATCTGAATTAACAGTTGGCGATAGTGTCGCAGAAATGTTTAATAAGCAGGGCATCCGTATGATGCGCGGCAATAATAACATTCTCAACGGCATTATTAAAGTCAAAGGTTATTTAACACCGCAACACAACAGGCTTAATCCATTCACGCATAGGTTTGGTGCGCCTCGCTTCTATGTAAGCCATCGTTTAACATGGTTCATAGATGAAGTCAACACTTACAGATGGAAAAAGAATAGAAGCGATGAAGCAGTTGATACACCAGTAGATGCAAAAAATCACGCAATGGATAGTGCAAAGTATATGCTTTCTAAAGAGCCAGCCGTTGCTAAGTGGTTTGTGAAGCGTAAGTATGAAATACCAAACGACGTGCGCAAGTGGCACGAAGTTGATGATGTAGAGCAAGACGTGCGCAGTCATAGATATAGGGCATAAACATGAGCGATACAAACATTCCCAAGCCTATCACTGATATGCTTGATGAAGAAGCGCCTATTCCTGTTGCAGAACAGGGTGAGCCAATATACCGTATTGATCCTACAAGCAAAGTTCCCGTAAGTAAGCATTACGGTAAGTTGTGGGAAAGTCGCATAGCTGCTGCGCTATCAGGGCGTAAGCTGCATGTTGATGCATGGGATGAAGCTATCAAGTATTACAATCACGATCAGCAAGGGCATCGTGAAGGTAATCGTGATGGTGTCAGCGGTAATCGTTACTTTGCAAAGCGGCGCAATGCTAAGTGGTCTGAGACAGAAAACTTAGTGTATTCAAACATGCGCGCTATTATGCCTGCATTGTACGCAAAGAACCCACAAGCGCAATTCACTATTGTTGATGATCAAGCCAAAGCATTTGTTGCGGCAGTGGAAAGCCTTGTCAATGCTATTGCGCCGATGAAAACAACACCAGGATTAAATCTGAAAGTGCATGCTAAGCAAGCAGTGCTTACTACAGAATTGTGCAATCTTGCTTGGCTTGAGTATGGATATACTGAGCGTTCACAATCGCTAGAACAAGCGCAAGATACGCTTGCAAGTTTGGAACAGAAACTTGGTGAAGCAAAAGATACAAAGACTATCCGTGAAATAGAAGGTGAATTGATGGCGCTAGAAGAAACTCTAGCATTCGTTACACCTGCTGGACCATTCGCGCGCTTCCGTGCGCCGCATGATGTTGTTGTTGATCCGCATTCTGTATCACCAGATTTCAGTGATGCAAAGTGGATTGCTATTTGCGAAGTATATCCTACTGCATATTTGAATGCGCGGTACGGTAAGAAGGATGAAAGCGGTCAGCACAAAAGTATATATGAACCTACGCATGTGCTTCTTGCAAATGACACAGCAGAAGATGGTGATGTAAAAAACTTCAAGCTGTTTAATACAAACGCAGAAGCAGCAGCGTATGGTTACAAAGATACAACTACACTGAGCAAAGCGTTCAGCACGAAATGCTGGCGTGTTTGGGATAAAATAACGCGGCGCATTTATCTGTTCGCAGATAACAATTGGACATGGCCAATTTGGGTAGAGAATGATCCATATGGCTTGCCGCATTTCTATCCGCTTGTGCCGTTGTATTTCAATACAACACCGCTTGGTGCATACGCGCGCAGCAATGTTGTGTACTATCTTGATCAGCAAGATGCGATCAATGAAATACATGATGAACGTCGGCGCGCAAGAATGGACATTCGTGAGAATGTTTTGTATGACGCTGAGTTTAATCGTGAAGCAATAGAAAAATGGCTAAGTGGCCCATCAGGATCAGCGCATGGTGTTAAGGTGCCAGAAGGCCGCGCGCTGAAAGATATGATTTTAGAGAAACCCAACGCAATGTTAAAAGCATTGCCATTGTTTGATCCTGCGCCGTCACTAGCTGCCGTAGATAGATTGAGTGGTGTGTCTGATGTATTGCGCAATGCGCAGTTTAAGACAAACACAACTAACGTCGCTATTGAAAACTACAATAGCAGCACTGCCATGCGTCTTGATGAAAAGATTGACGCAATCGAAGATGCGCTTGGTGAAGTGTTCTATGGTGTAGGTTTCTTGTGTGCGCAGTTTATGACTAAGGACGAAGTGACTGCGCTGATTGGTGCGGAACGTGCAAAGGTTTGGCAGAATTATGACTCAGCTACTTTGCTTCGTATGTTCAATTGTCGCGCAGTTGGCGGTTCTACACAGAAACCAACCAGCGCAGCAAAGAAGCAACAAGCATTGGAAATGGCAAAGCTGCTATCACAGATGGCACAGTACGCACCAAGCGTTGTGTTGGAAACAGCATTGAAGCTGTTCAATGAAGCGTTTGATGAATTGACATTACCGCCTAATTGGGCAGAGCGTGTTCGTGAAGAAGCAATGGCATCATTGCAGAAAGGTAGAACAGATAATCAAGGTGGTGGCGATGGTGGTACTCCCGGCGCTGCGCCCGATGGTAATGGATCGTTGGAGCGTTTAGCAATGCTAATTGATGCATTGCCACCACAAGCAAAACAAGCGTTAGGCACAGTTCTAGCGCGCGGTGTACCAGTCGCAGAAGCATTGCCGGAAATACTGCGAATGGCTAATCAACAATCCGGCGCACAGCAAAGGACAATGCAATGAACCCCGAACGTAAATCAGTTGAAGATAAAATTGATGCTATGTTTGGCACAGGTGATGTGTCAACACAGGAGAGCAGCAATGAAAATACGCAACAGACCCCTGCCAATGAGCAAGAAGCTGATGCAGACAGCGATGCACAATCGCAATCTGAACAGCCACAAGGCAACCGAAGCGATAGCACGCGCACTGCGCAACAGCCTAGCACGGAACACAAGCAGGGAAGGCAAGGTGCGGAAGGTGACAAGCAAACGCAGCGTCGTTTACCTGCCAACAACAACGGAGACTTAACTGATCCCAATACAGGCGCAGTAATTGCAAAAGCTGGTAATGAGCGCCGTTTCTTTGAAGGCATGCGTAGCGCACGTGAAGAAGCATTTCGTGTAACACGCGAATTAGATACTGCGCGCGCAGAATTAACAGCGTTTCGTGAAGCTGCTGCATTGCCGCGACAGCTTGAATTAACACCACAAGAAACAACAAATGCACTACAATGGTTTGCACATTGGAAGAAAGACCCAATGGCAGCGGCAAAAGAAGTCTTGACAGAAGCCCGGCGATTGGGCTATGATGTGGAAGGAATGGGAAGCCAAGTTGACATGGGCGCCATCAAGCGCCTAGTCGAAGAAGCCGTATCCCCATTTCAACAGGACCGTGCCGCTGCACAACGCGAAGCAGAAATTGCAGCAAGAGTTGACGCTGATTTGAATACGCTGTACCAGCAAATGCCATGGGCGCGCAATCAGCAGGAAGAAATTATGTCAGTGATGCAAGCTGACAATAAGCTAACGCTACGTGAAGCTGCAATGACAGTTGAAGCGTTTGCGTTGCGCAATGGTCTTGACCTGCAAAAATCCATTCGTCAACAATGGACAGCAGCGCAATCTGGTGGAAATCAGCAACAACCGCGTCAACAGCGCCCAAACAACGCTCGCGCACCTGCTCCACCTGTGACCGGAGACATGCCAGTTGTCCCGCGCAGAACAGATATTAGCCATCATGACGTATCCAACCGAAACATCGTAAAACAAGCTATGCGTGATGCTGGTTTTGCGGTAGATCATCTGTGAGGTAAAATGATTAACTCATCTTTCGCTGCTGGCGGCACAATTGATGGCATCGTGCATTCGATGCTTGATAAATCGCGTCGCAAGCTGATCATGGCGTCTGTCAAGTCCAATGCACTTGTTGCTTGGGCTATGGCAAATGATCGTGTCGAATTGGAAAATGGCGGTGCAAACATCACCAATCCATTGACAGTTGGACGCAATCCAAATGTTGCATCGTATCAGTATTACGATGAACAACCTGTAAATGAAACCAATGAGTTCACAACAATTGGTTATGGCTGGTCGCGTGTCGGCGGCACGATGATCATTTCTGATCAAGAAGTTGATGAAAACACTGGTGAAGCTGCTCTGTTCAAATTGCTGACAGAAAAGCTGAATGTGTTGGAAGAAAGCATTGGTGAAAAGTTTAGCGAATATCTGTACGGTGCTGGCACTGGTACTGATCCGCTTGGACTTGCTTCGCTCATTGCTGATGATCCTACACTTGGTACGCTTGGTGGTTTGTCACGTGCAAATGAATTGCAGTGGCGTACATCTGCGTATCAGTATTCTGGCTCGCTTGATCCGCTTAACATCGAAGAAGCATTCGATGACATTCTGCTTGACTTGAAACTGAAAAGCGACAAGCCTGATCTTATTCTTGTTGGGCGTAATATCCTGCGCACGTATCGCCAAGCGGTGCGTGATAAGGTTATGATCCCGCTTGAGCAATCAAGCAAAGGCAAGGGCATGTATGACCTTGGCTTTGAAGGTGTGACACACAACGGCATTCCAATGTTGTATGATGAAGATTGCGGTGTGAACCGTGCATACTTTATCAACAGCAAGTATCTGCGTACACATATCCTCAAGGGCGTGAACATGCGTGTTAAAACGCTCACTGCACCGTGGACAGTGGATGCTGTTGGTCGTCGCGTTGTGTGGCAAGGTAACATGTGTAATTGGCGCTGTTTCCGTACACATGCGGTACTGCGCAATGGTACAGTGGGGTAATCATGGCAAAGAAAGCACTGCGCTTCCAAATTGAAGTACTTCATGATCGTGAAGTTACGGAAATTGTGCGGCGGCGCAATCCTACACGTGGCAAAGAAACTATCGTCAATGAAGATGGTGAAGAAGTTGAAAATCTTGATCACCGCAAAAACTTCATTGAAGAAGAACAAACACGTGTAATTCCCACCAGCTACATGGTGTACTTCCCTAACGGCCATAGCACATGGTTTGAAACTAAAGCAGCTATGGCACAAGCTGGTATTGTTGAAAGCGAAAACTTTGAGGTTGATCTTGAAACAGGATTGCCGGTTATGCCGCATGCTGCAATGAGCCTCAAAGAACATGTTGAACGCAATACACGCACAACGCAAAACTTTGGTAGGAGGGCCTAACACATGCCGCGTCGTTATCCCACATTTTTCCCGCAGCGTGTTCGGCAACGTGTGCCGAATAAGCGTTACTCTGCTGGAATTGAAGGCGATGATCTGATCACTGCCGAATTTGGCGCACCGCTTGCTGCAAACAATACATCGTTGCTTGCTGCGCAAAGCATTGCGTCTGCTGGTAGTGCTGTCAACTTTGCTGCATACACTGCAAGCGAAGCGCAAATGGGGCGTTGGGGTCGCGGCATTCGTGTCGTTGCTTCTGGTGCTGCAACATCGCTGGTAACAATCACTGGCCGCGACTATCTTGGTCAGCGTATGCAAGAAGTGCTTACGCTTAACGGTGCTACGGCAGTGCTTGGTGTGAAAGCATTCCGTTACATTGACAGTATTGCGTGGGGCGCTACTGCCGGCACTACTATTGATGTTGGCATCACTAACTTGATGGGCCTACCAGAAAAAGGTAAAGCCATGGTTAGTGAAATCAAGAACAATGCTGCCAGTGCAAACGCTGGTACATTTGTTGCGGGGCTTGCTAACGCAACTGCACCGACTGGTACAAACGCAGATGTGCGTGGTACTTACTTGCCTGCTACCGTCCTTCCTGATGGTACAAACACGTTTGAAGTGCGGTATATTGCCGATACTTCAAACTTGCACGGCAACGCACAGTTTGCTGCGTAACGTGCTTCCTTTGCTGTAGCGAAAATAAACTTAGCCTGTCAGTGATGCAAACACTGGCAGGCTCTTTTGAAAACACTACGGAGCCGTGCAATGGCATTCAAGACGCTTACTAGCTTGATACAAGAAACCATTATCAGCTTACGCATGGTTTCTGGACCAAGCACACAGCAGTATGCAGAAGATGCCATTGCACAAAAACTGCAACAGACATATGAAATGGTGCGTTCAGAACGCTGGTGGGATCATCTAATGCGGTGGGAGAACCACCAACTTGATGGTGTTACTGGCCAAATTGTTGGCACAATTAGCAATGCACCTAACAGATTTCACGATGTAAAGCATATTTACATTGGATCATCGCGCCGTGAGTTGCCAATACTTGCTGCCAATGTAAATCCGTATCGCTTGACTGGTACTATACCACGTTTTGTTGAGCCGTTGAATGTGATTGATGATGCAGAAGGTAACAAGCTATTTCGCATTTGGCCTCTTGCTGCAATAACAGAAGTTGATAAACCATTGCGCTGTTATGTGCGCGTTGACCCACCTAATTTATTTACCAGCCCAACAGTTGTTGTGCCGTTTGATGCTACATGCTTGATCAATGGTGCGGCATATAAGTATGCAGCAGATGATGGTACTAATCCAGCATCAGTTGCAACGCTGCAAAATGCATTTGGTGAGCGCTTAAAGCAGCTAATGTATGCACATGATAGTGCAGTCATTCTGCTAGACCCGCGTGATCAAACACATGGCGTAGATGTGTGGACAGAGGAAGGATGGTTGTAATGCGCCAGCGCGCACGTGCAAGACTTCCATTGGTGGGACGCACACCACCAACTGAGAAGCTGCAAATAAGTGAAGCACGAGAGTTCAAAGGTGGATGGAACACCTTTGATACACCATTAAACTTGTCCTCACGCTTTCTAACAGAAATTCGCAACCTGTATCCAGATACAAATGGCCGCTTGCGCATGCGCTACGGTACATCGTTGTTTGCTGATGCAACAGGTATTCTTGATGAAATCATTGCGCTAGACTATTTCAACACTGCAATCATTGCAGTTGGTAAGAATGGCAAGATTGTAAGCATTACAGCTAATGGAACAGTAACGCTTCGTTGGGATAACACAATTGCAGATGCAAGTGTTCCACCTGCGGGCGATAATACGCCAACAGGTTGGTCAACAGGGTTAGAGTTTGTTTGCTTCACACAATTTGCGGGTAAGCTAATTATCTGCAATGGTGTGGATAAACCACTAATAATGCAAGCTAACTATGCTACATCATATCTATATGATGTGGGTACAGCTAGTAATGTGCATGTTCCCATTGCGCGGTATTGCACAACATGCGACAACTATCTAATCCTGGCAAATACACCGACAGACAAGACAACACTATATATTGGCATGAAAGGTGTTGCTGGCACTTTTGTTGGTGATCCAGGTGTGGATAATGATGCAATCAACTTCGTCACAAATACATACATCAATCGTGGTAGCCCTGACATTACAGGACTTTCTGCGTTTCGTGATACATTGATTGTAACATACAATGAAACGCTTGTTGCAATGAAACTTGGTGTCTATTCTACTGACAACCATCCAAAACATATTCCTGATGTGGAAGATGTAATCGAAAACTATGGCAGTGTGAGTAATCGTTGCATTGTGCCGCTTGGTGATGACATTCTATTCTTAGATCAAGCTGGAATGTCTGGCGTACAACGCGCAATAATCACAGCAAAGCTGTCACCACAGCGCGAAAGCACATTGATTAGTGAAAACATGCAGCAAGCCCTGGCGCCGCTAACAGCGGCTCAGTTAGAGCAGCACGTTTTTGCAGTGCATGATCGAATTGCACAGCACATTTTGTTCTTTGTGCCAAAGAGTGATACAATAACCGCAACCACAGATAATAATGTGTTTGTGTACTGCTTCGACAAAGGACAAAAGTTTCGTGCGTGGTCATACTTTGACCAGATGGCATATCGTTGTGGTACACGAAGCACAGAAGGACGCATCTTTCTAGCACAAGGCACAAAAGTATTCTTCTACCACAATCAGAATGATCCATTATACAATGATTATTCGGTAGGTGGTACACAAGATTGGGATACAGGCCAGCCGTGGGATGATAACATTGGATGGGAAGAAGCTGCTAATGCGATTGGTACGCCTATTCCATATTCATTTACATTGCCGTGGTCAGATTTACGTGCGCCAGCAAAGGTGAAGTATTCTAAATACGCGGCAGTAGTCAGTGAAGGTAACGGCAACTTCTCGCTAGAAATGTATGTAGATGATTTCTTGACAGCGGAATTGTCAATGGCTTTTCAAATGACAGAAATCCCTGCCGATACTTCGCTAAGTCTGCGCCCTGCAAATAATTCGCAGTTGTATGCATGGCCGCAGAAGTTTGAGAAGATGCGCTTACGTATTACTGGATCAAGTAATGCGTATATCGCATTTGTTGGGTTACAGATGATGTACATAACTGGCTCCATTAGGAGATAACAATGGTCAGTAACGTCAATCCAGAGTTTATTACAACAGCGCCAGTCTCTAAGGCTGGTATGAAGGCGCAGTTGCAGATTATTTACAATGAAATAACTGCACTGCAAGCATCGGTATCTAATATCGGTGAATACTTCACGCAAACTGGTACAGGCGCAGTCCAGCGTACATGGACAAACAAAGTCCTTGAATTGGGCTTGTATGCTGGCGACTTTGGCGCAGATGTAACCGGCGTATCTGATGCACAACCTGCATTGCAAAATCTGTTTAATGCTGCTGCATCACAAGGTAAGCTGGCAATTATTCCTGATGGCACATTCCGCGTTAATTCTGCATTGACGCTGCCTGCTGGTGCGGCAGGATTGATCATGCGTGGTAAGATTATTTACTACGGCACCGGAACCGCATTAACAATCGGCAGTGCTGGTAATACCAGCCGGGTGCAGTACAAATGGTTTGAAGGCATTCACATCGAACGCAACACAACTACAGACTGGACAAGCGAAGCAGAAATCGGTATTCTTGCGCGTAACCTAGATAACTGCTATCTAAACATTCGTCGCATCAAAGGCTTCACAATTGGCTTACGTGCGCTAGGTGCGGCGGCAGG